TCAGCCTAGCTGTGTGCTTCGGCGCATGCCGCGCGACAAAGGGAGTGAGTAACCAATTAGACAAAACTGATCCAAGGCAAAGAGAACGACGGATTCGAAACCTTGTCCCTCCGCCAGTCGAACTTCCTTGAGCCAGGCGGTGGATGAATCGCTAACGCCTACCAGGTGACTCCGTTGCGAAGGCGTGAACCCAAGGCTGTTCACCGAGTTCATCGATACAAGACTCATATCTAGATTGCGCTCGTAAGTGTAAGTGAAGCTTTCCGTTTTTAAACAATTCAGGTTAGCGGGAGTCCAGTCGGTGGTTGGATAGTTGATGACCTGGGTAAGCGCGAAATCATTTACGTCGGGAGGATAGAGCACTTCAAAGCGGCAGCTCGGAAATGTGGCGCGAACGAAGGCGCGGATCTGCGAGGTGAAGCTTCCGATCAACCCAGGTAGGAAAGCAGCCTCCTGCGGAATGGTAGTGGGGTCGACAGTGTTGCTCGTGATCACGGTCATGGCGCGGCCATACTGTGTTTGGAAAGTGCTGGTGGTGTAGGCATCGTAGAACGCCATCCCCGAAGAAGCGCCGGAGATCGAGGTGACATTGGGAAAATACCACCACTGCACCTCGCCGAACTGTAGATAGGGTGTCAGGCCCGCGGCATTCAGCACCGTCGCCATGTCCAGGTACACCTGCTGCCAAAAAGCCGCGCTGGTGGGCGAGAAGTTTGTTTGAAGTGAAGGCGTGGTGAGCAGTGCCGGCGTTTGGTCGGGATAACGTTGAGCGATCCCGGCATCGGTAGATGGATCGCCGTTGCCGAGCTCCATGCTGAACGACGCGGTGGCATCGAGGCCATAACCGTTCAGCGCTTGAAAATAGCTCTGGCTCCAATCGCGGACGGCGCGGTTCAGCCGGGGGATAGCCGCAAGATCCGTGTACCAGTTACCATCCACACCGCCCGCGAAAGTAGTAACTCCGGAAGTTATGGCGGTTCCGGATAGAGTAATCGTTAGGTCCGTGGTATTTGCGCTGGTCGCAACGGTGATCGTGTTGCCAGCAGAGCCCATGGCGCGCGAATAAATTGTGAGCTGGCTGCCGCTGGCCGCCGCCCATACCGCCGTATAGCCTCCGTTCAGCAAAAGCGCAAAAGCCGTCGCCAGCGTTTCCGTGGTATCGCCGATGAGATTCAAATGCTCAATCGTGGTGTCCGTCGAGGAGGATTGACCAACTGTGCCGAGAATGATCTGAGTAGTGAGATTCGGATCGGGAGACCCAGAGAAAGTGATGGTGGCGGAAGCGTATTGCTGGCCGACGCAGTTCAGCTCATAGAACCATAGCGCGCCCACATAGTGATTCACGCGCGCCTGGAAGCCGAGCGAGTAAATCATCCAGGCCGTTCGCTCAGGCGCCAGCGCTTGAGATTGTTCCGTATCCCAATCCGTGGCCAGAGTGAGTTTCAGTTCGCTCGTCTGCGTGGGCAGAGTTGTTGCTAGGATCGCGATCTCGAGAAAATCAAAATAGAAGTAAGTTCCGGACGCCCCATCGTGCGTTACAGTCACGGTATGCGTTCCCGCACTGAGTTGTCCCAGCAAAGTCCGGATGAGAACGTCTTCGCCAGCAAGGTCCAGGTTCACCGTAAAAGGACTTCCGGAATCGACCGCGACAGAAATCAGCGTACCGCTCGCCAGAAGTCTGGTTCCTAAGTACAAGGAGTGGTCTTGAGACGACAAGTAAGTGCAACTCACAGTCGATCCAGGCACGATCGTCGAGTGAATCGTACCGCCGGAGAAGTTTCCGCCCGTGCTGCTCCACGTGCCGCTGTATTGAAGTTGGTTCGAATCGTCCTCGATGCGCTGGCTGCCTGGACCGGCAATCGAGTAGCCCTGCCCAGTGCCCGTTACTGTCCAGTTCGAGACGACCACTTGAAATTCGCTGCGCACAAAGGCTCCCGTTTGCAGAGCCGCCGAATAAGTCCAGCGCAGCTTTCGAATCGCACTAGCCGGGACAATACCGAGAGCGGGATCCGCCAGCGACGCGAACGGCAGCGTAATTTGCCACTGCGATGGTGACGTTCCACCTGAAAACTGCTTCCACGGTGCGTCCCATGTTTCCGTCTGGCTGCCCGAAACGTAACTGTAGACGCCGATCAGATTCCCATTCGTGCCGGTCGTGCTGTTTGTTGGAAGTCCCGTACCAAGGTAAGTAATGGTGATAGTAGTACCGGCAGCCGAAGCCTGCATGGTTGCCGAAAACGCATTGATGCCTTCAACGATGTTCTGAATCGCGAAATCCAGCGTGTCGCCTGTGTTCAATTGATAAGGATAGTGCTCCGACAAAAACGCTAGCCCGACATAGTCGCCCGCAGTTGGCGCCCCACCTAGCGTAAACTGCACGGTAGCGGATTGATAACTTCCGGCCACAGCTGTGGCATAACTCGTCAGGGGAATCTGGTAGATTTGTTCGCCACTTCCGTTGTTCGCCCAGATTCGAAGAGTCGGCCACGCTACCGTGGCATATAAATCGGAATCAAGTGGAATGCAATTGTCCCGTGTCTCCTGGTAACTCAATGTCAATCCGCTGAGATCGCCATCGGGCAAATAACGAAACGCAGGATGCTCAAACACGTTGTCGCGATTCCACTCGATTACGGCCCAGTCAAACTGTTGCCTCCAAGTGCCGGATACCGTGTAGCCTGTTGCGCTGGTCGAACTCAGCGCGGCTACAGCCGATGGCTCGAAGAAATAACATTGCAGATCCCTGTCTGGTTGCAGTTTTTGCAAAGTCTCGGGCATGCCTCAACGCCTATAGTCGGATTGTCACGGTTAGATCGCTGCCGGGCGCTGTATCTGACGTCTGGACCACGGAAGTGATATTCAGACCAATTATGGCCGCAGCTTGCAACGGTCCGAGCGCAAAACCGTCCACGTCGTTGGACACCGTAGCGCCGGTGGGAATGGTTAACTCGCAATAGACCGCACCGTTCTGGGTCACTTGCATGGTTATCGGCGCACCCGAGGGCGCATCCTGCACGACAGCATAAACGTCCCGCACTGAACATGACGTTTCCACCAGAAGCGGTGGCGCCGCATTGGCCTGAATCGCCAGAGCACCCTCCACCTGAATAGTAAGTTGTCCTCCCAGAAGACTTCGCAGTCCGAAATCCGTGGTGTTCGTAAACGATTCCGCGGCCACGCTGCTGTTGCCTCTCGAATTAGTCATGAATAGCTCGGCAGCGGCGATCCTGACATCGGGAATCGTGATCGGGAATGCGTAGCTCCCGCTCGCCGGACTGCCAAAGAAGTCCTGTGCGAACGGCAGGATGAATATCTTCTCTTCGAGAATGTACACGCCAGTCTCAGCAGCGTGTGCCGCTGCGGCTGTACCGTGGGAGGCCCGAATAACTGCAACGGTAGTGCTGCTCGTCACGGTTTCTTGGACTACCATGACCTCCTGGTCGATTTGAATAAGGTTGCCGCTGGACGCCGATACCGCCGTGGCGACATTAAACGAAGCATCCGTCGTGCCCATGGCGGCGCTCAATAGAATTGTCGCAGGCCCATTCAACTCGTCCCAATAAGCCAGTGTGAGCGTGCCTGCGCTAATGGATCGCGTATTACTCAAATCGCTGAATGCAATACCAAGCACTTCAATGCTGCCGGCCCCGATCGGGTATAGACCGAACACGGGCTGCGCCGAAACATCGGTGTCCAGAGCCGAGCCCGTCGAGCCCAGGATGGTCCATCGAGTAAGTGGCGACAATGCGTACGAGCACTCCTCGTCCATAACGTTGGCAGCGCGGCCGGAAACGTGAATGGTAACTCCTTCGCGATTCGGGACTGCAAAAGAGACCGGCGAGGCATTACTCGACGCCCCGAACTGCCACGTGGAATCGGCTATTAGGAAATAACTCGTATTATCCGGCTGTACGCTCCATTGTGTAATAACCATTAACGTCGTCGCCGTATTGGAAGCTATGGTCTGTTCCTGCCCTGCGCCAGTCCCCGCCGTGATTCGGACCGTAGCTCCGTTGTAGAGATTCACCACCATGTCAAGCGTGCTGTTGCCAATACTATTCGACGAGTTTATATTGGCGGGCTCCGGTGGTTGTAGCTCCAAGCGCCAATAGAAATCCGCGTGATCGTAATTGTAGTCGGGAGGTCCCTGCAACACCGCCGTTAGTCCCGAGTCGACAAACTGCGCGGCGATCGTAACGCCACTTGCAACCCGTAACACCTGCGTAGGGTTAAGTCCACGATAAACGTTAAATGACACGGCCGCCGAGGAAAAGCTGAGGCTGAGGAGAGTAACTTGGTTTGTATTCGTACCGGCGGCGACCGTCGCCATAGCGATAAATGAGAGTCCGCCCTCGGCGCCACTTGCATCAACCGCGCTGATCCCGTAATACAGCGTTTGGCCTCCTGCCAGAGATCCCCCGCTGTTACTCACCTGAGCGTTCAGCCCCAGCAGCGGTACGCCCGCTGAGCTTACTTCTGGCTTCGCGGGTACCGAGAATGAGACCGACAGACTTTCAGTGACGCTGCCATCCGTGCTTGTAATTGAAGTTTCCGAAATTCCAAACTGCTCCACTCCGCTGCTGTCCAGCACGCTCCCCACCAGCGGCCTGGGGATTCCGACCTCAAAGCTAACCTGACGCCCCGGTCCAGCCCCATTCGAGTTGACAACCGTGTACCAAGCGTCGTCGTGGATCTGCGCGGTTATAACAGCAGTCATAAAATTAACGCCGGGAGATAACTTCGTGATCCGGAAAGGCTGACGGCTGAAGCCCTCCCGAGCATAAGTCAGCGTGATGATGTCACCAGGCTTTAACCCTACCGCTTTAACACTAGTCTCGAACTGAACATACGTATTTCCGTTTACCGATTTATATAACTGAAGCGCTGCCGCGCGGTTCGCCTGGTCGAAATTCGGCAGACCCAGAGCGGTCAGCGTAGCCGTCACATTCTGACCTGTCACCAGGAAATCATCGATGTCCACCAATGCCAGGCTGTCTTGCTGGTAATCATTAAACTCGTCCTGAAATTCAACCGTATACTGGTTCGGACTGTTGGCTATACTCTGCGACGTGACCGTCAGCGATGACGCGCCGTTAGCGTTGCGAACGATCCCGGAAAACGCGTTATCGCCGAATTCATAAGCTGGCCATCCTCCATTCAACGGTTCCGTGCTATTGCTGCTAGCCAACTGCGCGGGCTGCTGATTCGCCAGCGTATCCTCTGGATTTAGCTGCATGAGTCCGTTGGGATCGAAGGTGAGGTACATCGCCGAGCCGTTGCGAATACCTCTAACGATATCGCCGGCACTCCGGCTTCCGGTTAGTAGAAGGTTGCATTGATAACGAGGAATCGTCGTGCTGTTCCCATTCACGTCCACCGTGGAGACCAGGGCATTGCACCTCTGGGCGACGGCCGAGAATGTTGCAAGGTCCAGTTGCCCGGCGCTCCAGCCGCAGCGCAGCAGCGCATCCAGCATCACCCAGGCTGGATTATTGCTAAACGCATTACTTAGGTAATTACCGTTGGAATCATATTGCGCCACTTCGAGCCCTTGAATCAGTACATCCACCTCGGGGAAAGACGTGCCATTGGATATGGAGTTGGGTACCACCAGCGACATGAACGCCATGCTTCCGTAGGGGTCGCCTAATGGCTGGCCCGCGGAATTGCTGAAGTCCGGATTGAAGCTGCCATTCCTGGTCCCGAAACTGATGACGTTGTACCAACCGGTCGCCGTCATATTTGTCCCGTTCACTCCCACCGGGATCTGCGTGTTGTTTACTATCACCGCAACGACGCCGGTGATCTGTCCAGCGCCAAGCAGAACCTCGAAGTGAGTGAGATTTCCGTCATTTCTAGCAAATACAATTGGCGGCTGATACCACCCGGTCCCATAAATGAGCGGAACGAAGTCGTTATACAGCGCTTGATTCGGCAGCGGCGTGGATACTTGCGATGTTTTAGAACCGTACGTGCGAACGATTATCGAGGCCGGCACGAATTCAATGCCGCCAAATCTTCGCGTTATATTGTTTTCGCTGTCGGTGTCGAACATCCCTCGCTGTATGCATTGCGCCCGTGAATAGTCGCAGGTTGTGTAGGGGGCGCCGCTGCTCATGTTGCCCACGCCGCCGGATTGATCCGGTGAGTATCCGCACTGATAGAAGGGCGAAAACACCCCCTGCGTTCCCCCGCTCACCGCTTCCTGCCTCTGTGCCGCCGTACTCGGAAAGTTCCAGGGACACAGCTTTTGAATTCGGATTTCGGGCAAGAATACTCGCTGTAGGTTTAGCGTGTTCGTGAAACTAAGACGCAAAGTCGATTCCGTAGATTGATCCGGCGGGTTTGCGATTCCGCGGAACACTACCTGGCTCTCCGACGCTGCCACTTGGTTCGTCCAGTCGAAGAACAGAAAAGTGGCGACTAGGTCTGAACCTTTCCAGCCAATATTACGTTCAATCGAGGAAAGAAATGAGTCCGCATTGGCAAGTGTAAGGGAAACGATCGAGACACCGTCCGTGGCGGCTTCGGGGCTGGAGTTGAGATCGAAAATATTGTGCTTCAGTACCCGGCTCAAATACTGCAGGCCATTCACAGTGACGTTGTGGGTGCTCCAGTGCTGAACATCGCCGGTTGGAAGCGTGCAATCGAACACAAACAGTGGCGTACCGGGAACTTCCAGCTCTTTCAGGACGTTGATCGTCGTCGCCATTCTGCCAAACGTTCTCCCTTTTTTCTTGCGTCAATTCAGATTGCTGATTAAATCGATCTGACAGGAGTTCTGATTGGGCGCGGTCGCCGTGAAGGAGAGTAAGTCGGAAGAAAACCGCGTACTCGGATAGACCCCGCCGAGGTCGATCGTCTTCTTATACAATCCCGCCTCCGGCTGTGCCTCTACTTGAGCCCCGAACGCTTCCACTTGCACCCCCGCCGGCAATTGCACGCCGAATCCAATACCGTCCTGTTGAACCGAAAGGCTTCCCGATGTTGTCACCCGCGTCCACGCAGTGCCGGTCGTTATCGCCGTCAGAGAGGTCTGTCCGGTTGCGGTTACAACTAACTGAATCGTTGCAGGCACGTTACTCTTGACATACAAGCTGTAGCAGTATACGAACGAACTTAGCGCGCCCGTATTCTGAACGATCTGTTGTGTCGTTTGCGCGGCGTTCGTGAGTTGCATTGCGTCGCTGCCACCGAGTGCATCGGGCACCCCGCCGCTCACTTGCAATAGTGGATCCGGCGTCCACACCGCCTGTGTCCAGTCCTCGCTCCACATCAATAGATTGTCTGTGGGATCTAAAAAGGTGAATGTGTTAAGTTGGCCTTCCGACGCTTCGAAGAGGCTTTCGATAGTGGAGCGCTCCGCGTCGGTGAGGCTCGAATAGCGAAGCCGCCATTGCACCTTCTGATCGCCCACATCGGACATTCGGATTGTGAAACCGCTCGGAAGTTGATTCGACACGGTTCGCATGTTGGTACTTCGCGTAACTGGAAACTGCGAGACGGCTCCCGTACTGAGTTGCGGATAGTACAGCATCGTCAACCCCCGTTCTCTAGTACGGTTAACAAGGTCTCTCCATTCCATTCGCCCGCCAGAACGGCGTTCATACCATCGCTCCCTAGACTGCAGCTGGGGTAACTCGTTCCGTCCCAGGGATCGGTGAAAGTGAAGTTTTCGGCTCTTCCTGCCATGGCACGGAAGAATTCCTGGAAGTCTTGCAATTCGCTTTGATCCAGTAAACTCAGCTGGATCACCCACTGATGAAGCGGCGCCTGGTAACTCCGATAGCGTTGTTCTGACCCATCCACGAAGTTCAACGCCGTTGTCGAAAACTGCACGCCACGCTGCGCCGGATACTGCATTACGGCTCCGGTCTTCAATGTTGGAAAGCTACTCATTGCTAGAGGCCGGAAATTACGTCGTTCAAAGAGCTGGAGTTCAAGATTGCCTGTTTCACTGCCATCGCGATGTCGTCGCTATGATCCAGGAATGATTGGCTGTCCATTGCGTTCACCTGAATGGTCACCTGTGGTGAGGCGCCTGCCGATTGACCGCGCGGCTGGCCTGTTTCCCCATAACTGGCCGCGACAACTTGACCAGGCGCGCTCGCTGTCAGTCCGGCCTGTGATTGCACCGGTGCCGGCAACATAAACGGAGCTGGCGCCGCAAGTGTCTGTCCGCCCCCCCCGCCGAACAGACTCAGAAGTCCGCCGAGCAGTGGCGATAAGCTGCTCAGCCCTCCGCCAAAAAAACTCGACGCAGCGCTCGCAACCGTGCTGCCAACCGAAGACCCGCCGCTACCCTTCGACGAAGTGTTCTGCGTCACCGCTTGCGTATTATCTTGCAGCGCGCTGATTTGTGATTGCTGAATTGAAGTAAGGCTGGTGATTTGGGTCGTAAGAGCGGTCAACTGCTCCGTGACATCGGAGTCGCCGCTCTGAAAGACGCCTCCTGTGATGGAAGCTCCCCCGCCGCCTGCAGTACCGCTCCCCATGGATGCTGCAAGTTGCCCGAGTAAGTCGCTTCGAGATGCGGTTTCCGCGCTGCTCGGCGGCAGCAAATCTTCCCACTTACTTTTGGCCATCGTTGCTTTCCGCTCTCAGTTCGTTCTCCAGGACAAAGATTGCCTCAACCAGCCGAGCAGGCAAATCGTAAAAGCTCCCAGCGCCAAAGAGCTTCCAGGCGTGAAACTCTTCCAGCAGAGCCACACTTTCTGACGTGATGTAGGAAGTAGGGCAGGTAGCCAGCGTCGTCCGTCCCCGGGCCCATACGATACCGGATGTCATAGTATCGTCGTTCGTCAGCCACCCACATCTTCGCTTTCTCTCCAGACCGCTCGTTCTACAAACGTCGCAGCTCCAGGCGGCCTTGTTTCCAAGTTGAAAATGGAATGCGACGATTAGTTTTTTCTTTCCGGCTCGCTCAAACCGCACTGTTCCTTGATCGCACTTACTATCTCGCGCGTCAGGTGTTCCGGACCCTTGTCCAGTAATCGCGCCGCAGTGGCAAGTTCGCCATCGATCATTAGTCCCTCTATACTCACAAGGCCCCATTGTAGGTACATGGCGTCGATTTCCTGTGCCATGATATTGGCTTCAATCTTCTCGTGCACCTCTGTGCCCGCCTCCAGGAACGCCCCCTTTCGGCTGATCTCGCGCACTCGCCGGCTCAGGTCCATGCGCCGGCCGAACGACATGCGATGGATGGCGAAGCTCACTCCGGGCGCCGCTTTGGAGTCAATCGAGACTACGCTGCCGTAATGGAAGGCGCCATTGTTCGGAACGCTCCGCTCGCCAGCTTCACCCGGGCTTCGCCCCTTACCCAAACGCGACATAAATTTCATCATTCACGCTTCCTTGCGCGCGGCAGCTCTGAAATTGCCACTGTTGCCTTTTGTCGGAATCGTCAAAAGCCGGCACCTCCGGCACAACGCTCTGCATGTAAATGCCCAACAACTCGCCCTGCTGCTGGCCAAGTTGCATCATCACGCTAATGGGCGATCTTTGACGCGCGGCTTGATAAAGAGCCGCTGTGCCCGCGTCGTCCATTTGGTAGAGGCTGAAATTCATCGACACTGTCCGCGGTCCGGGAGCAATCACGCTAGCCAATATGGACCCGTATTCGCTCGCCCGAAGCTCCAGGTTATTCGCGAACGTGACATCGCCATTCGTTAACGTAAAAAAACGGGTTGGGGAACTACCCAGCCAGATTTGCCCCAGGTTTCCTGGAATGATCGAGTAGTTAATAGGGGCCACAGTCGGCTCCGCCGGATAAGCCGATAGCCCGAATTCGCCGCTCTGAAAACTTGCGGTGTCCACTAAGTCCTGAGCCTGGCCGTTGAAATCAAACTCGTGGAAATCGCCGTTCACTTTGATCGATAAAGTGTCTACGGCCATACCCCCGAGTACGCGCTGCACCGCCGTTGTAGGGCTCCAGTAATCGTAAAGCGTAAGGCTCGAAAGATTTTCCGCCGGCTGATACATAGTCGTGGGACCGGTCTGCGAATTCGCGGCCGGGGCGGCGGAGAAAGGCGCGTTGAGCTGAATTGTATCGGCGTTAACTACTACTGTCACGAACCGAATCTCTCCCCCGCTGGTTACCGCTGCGCCGGGCGACAAGGCGTGCGGCGATGTAAATGTCACGGTCGAGGGACCGCTCGCACTGGCAACCGTTCCTCCTGCCGACTGTGCCGGCGCCCCCCCCAGACACGCTTGGAACAGCGGACCGTGAGGTGGAGGCGCACTGGAATCCGCCCAGTTCGCCATATAGGTCTTCAATCCGAAGCTCGTCTGTATCCGCAGCCCGGCTGGATTTCCCGCAAAAGTCCGCGATCCTGTTTTATCCGCGCGCTGGACCTTTTGGTTCTGCTGCTTCGTCGTCAACTTTACCGCAGGAATTCGATTACTTGCGCTAATCGCGGCGGCAACGCCGTAGCTTTGTTCCAGAGCCACGTAGAAGCGATTGTCATTAGAAAGAATGTAGGACATAAGTCTGAACTACGCGCCTGTTAGTCCGCGCTGATCTCCAGGACGAAGGAGACTTTCGCGATTTGCAGGAAATTCCGCCCGCCGTGCTTCACTCCACCAAACGTAACCTCGTATTGCCCCGCGAAGAACGCGCCGTCTCCTAAGTCGCCCCGGCTGTTGTCTAACACCTGCGTGATGGCGTCGACATAAGCCTGCAAGTTAGTTTCGATCTGATCCAGCCGGTCTTGCGAAACGCGAGCTTCCACCACCATCTGAGCTTCACCCGAAAAAGTACGGAACTTCTCGCGCAGTTCGTTGGTCACTTTACTGCAATAAACATATACCAGCGGATAGTTATTAGCGGTACTCTGCTCCGATAGATCCGGTGTCACATTCTGCGCGATAATCTGCTGGACGGATATGGCCGGCAATATAAGTCCCTGCTTGAGAACCAGAGCCTCCACGGCTGCCGGAAGTCCCCCGGCGGCCGCCAGCACGCCCAATACTTTCTGCGTACTCGATCCCGCGATTTGCAGCACCTCAGCCCCTTTCGATCACGCGATGATCCACCGCGAACCAAGTGGGCTGTTGGCCCTCAGGCAGCGCTATACCGGCGCTGAGCACCGAAGTCATCGTCCATCCAACGCTCGTCGCCAGGGGGTTCGCGTTCTGGAGGGTCAGCGTCGTAGGCGTGGATCCAACATAAACGTTCCAACTCGTAACATTCTCTGGAGGAGTCCCGGCCGTTACCACCAGCTGCTGTCCGTCGGAAGTGCCCAATTGGGCGAAATCGCTCGGAGCGCCTTCTTGGCCAGTCTCGTCCACCCAAGTTACTGCGACATAGAAGTTACCACCCGCGGCCGTTCCTGCCACACTCGTTAACATCGGAACCCCAGCCTGCGGCACCGGATCGGCCACCAGGCCCACTCCAATCTGAAAGTAAGTGCGTGCGCTCGCCTTTGCTAAGGTCTCGTACTCCATCCACTTGCCCTGATACCGGTTATTGAGTTGGTTGTTATAGGCGTCACGATAGACCAGGGCAAGGGTTCTGTGAACATGCCACTTTCGCAAGGGATCGGTTACCACAACGTCCGTCAGGTTTCTCGATCCCGCGAATCCCGATGAATTATCCCAACCCGATGAGTTTCCCCAAAGTGACGAGTCGCGACAGTGTGGACGCCGCAGCAGAAACAACACCACCTCGTTCGCCAGGTCCTGCTGGGCCAGCATGATCTTCGCCTCCAGATCGATATTCTCTGTACTGGCCACAGTCAGGATGGAGTTCTCGTACTGTTGAAGATCCGCCGCGGTGCTGATGGGACCATCGTTAAATAAGGCCATCGTAGCGTCACGCCCCCGAGCGCTTCTCCGCGCGCGATGTGGCCTTGATTGCGCGCAGATCGGCGTCCGAGATCACGTTCACCTGAACCTTGTCCGCAATCAACCGCTGTTGCGCCTCTTCCAGCGCCCTGCGCGCGGCGTTTCGAAACTCGGCCGACTCTTCCGCCGTTGCCAGGTGAGCATGTCCTTCTAAGATCAACCGCGCTGCATTGCTTCTCGAAACCTCGGCCAGTTGTCCCGCCCGGCCTCCATCCGCTGTCTCGTGACTTACTACCACGACATGCGGGTCCACAATCTCCTTCTCGATTTTTCGTAGCTTTTGAAAAAACACCCGTAGATCCATCCCGCTCCCTTCTTTAGCGCGGACAGCCGCTTGTGTGCGTCCGCCCGCGTTTGTTATTCCACTTGCCCCGCGGTTAGCTGTTTACTTGTACCCCGAAGGAGTTTCGAAGAACTGCCGTTCCGTACAGGACATCGACGGTAAATTGCTGGCCCAGCGTGTTCGGCTGATAACTCATCACCACGCGAATTCCGAAGTTACCCATTTCGGCATATTCGGCGATCGCGCCCGTCCCCGGCAGCGGTTGTGGAAGTCTGCGAATAACCAGCCCAGCCGCGTCCCTCGCGAAGGCGAGATTGTGGGTATTCACTGGGCCGCTGCCCGTTTTCTGCACCAGTTGCGACCGGAATACGAAGAAGTCCTTGATCTTGCCGACCGCGCCATCCACCAAGGCTCGCAAGCCTGCGTCGCCCGCCGAGTAATATTCACTGAAACGAGGGATTTGTCTCATCGCTGAGTAACTCACCGGATCAACCACCAGATACTTACTCGACACCGAGGGAACCTTCGCTTGAAATAACGCCGTCTCTGCCTGATCCACTACTGCTTCCGTAAGTGCGACACCGGACGTGCCCACTGCCGTGTTCGAAGTGAACTGCGAATACAGGCTCAATATGTCCGACTCGATCCGTTCTGCGATTGCCACAACGGCTGGTTGCATGTACAGCTTCAAAAGGTCCGGCACCGCCAGCACCTTCGTAACGTCCGGAATCTGGAACGTTGCCTCGGCGTGCGTATTCAGCACGATCTGAGCGTTTCCCAGGTTCGGATTCTGCGTCTGAACCATGCCGCCCTCTGCGATGTTGTTGGCTACCAGAGTGGGAGGAATCGGCACGTTCACCGTATCTCCCGCGTTGGCCAGCGTGGGTTCATAGTCCCGATTGACTAAGTTGCCCATCACCAGATTGCTGACCAGCGCCGGCAAGGCGTCCACTGCGACCAGCTTCACGATCGCGTTTGCTACATTTGCTGATGTAATTGCTCCCATTGCTCTTTACCTCGTTTTTGTGTCCTTGAACTAAACCGGGTTAATGCGTTCCTTCAGACGCCCCGGCGCCCTTCACATGCCTCGCAGTGCCTGGCTCGCCACCCTCGAGACCTCCTGGCGCACCCTTTCCAGTTCTTCCGGACTCATGCCCGGTCGAATCTTGTCCAGATCGAATGTGCCTGTATTCGAGGCAGCCTTCGGCCCCGATCCCATTCCGGACCCTCCGGTAATACGCGCTGGCAGTAATTCCGGATTTTCCTGTACGAACTGTTTCAGATAATCGCGTAGCGCAACTTCTCCCGGCCCGCTTCGCGCGATTAACTGGCCATCCTCACCCCGATGAACGTCATCCCTCACCGCGCGATACGCCAAATCCACTTTGGCCACGCCCAAACGCTGCAGCTCGGCGCGAATCGACGAGCTCCGCTCCGCTTCTTCCGCCATTTGGCGGCTGTGAACATTTTCTTGGACCAGATCGTTCACCCGTTTCTCCAAGTCCTCGCGCCGCCTGCGTTCGTCCAGCAGTTCCGCCTTGTAAGCCGGCTCCGCCTTCACTTGCTCGGCGTGAACAAACTCCTCAATCACGCCGCGTATCAAAGAACGCAGTTCCGCCCCATCCGTTTTCGCCTCTTCCATACGCCTCCCCGCAACACTTGCTTAGAACATCTTCGTTCATGCTTGTTCTTGATCGATTTCGCGACCGATCCGGTCCTTCACCTCCTGACGGACGTCGCACAGGAATTGAAACGCGAGCTTCTTGAATACTTGTTTCTTCAGCGTCGGCGAGTCGATGCCCAAGCCCAGCAGCTGTTGGGCATCGTTTAATTCCGTCCCAAAATCGCCGATGTCGAACTCGTCCATCCCCGACACGTCGATGCTCAAGCCGTCTTCTCGTGCGGCCTCCACCGCCCGAAGCGCTCGCTTCAGTGCATCCTTTACCGCGTCGCCATAGGCGCGTAACACTTCCTGGGTGATCGCATAGTCACGCTGCTTGCTGAGGCCCGATTGCGTTGTGCTCCCCGATAGTGCGCCGCCTGCGTGAGCGACATAGCAAACGCGGTAAATCTCCTCCTGCAATCGCGTCAGGTTGTCGGCCGCGATCTGGTAAACCGTCCCCTGCGGCTCCGTCCAGCCAAACCGGTCCTGCGGTCCAAGTTGAATGTAGTAACTCTCGCCCATCACTTGATTCCAGTCGCGTTCCGAGTAGACTACCGGCATCGCGAACAATCCCATCGTCAGCGCCCATCCCAGCGCGTTCGACTTATTGAAGTGCTCCAGTTGCAGCGAAGCCGCCTTGTTCAATAGCCAAAGCCCGTCGGTAACTCGTAGCTCCACCAGTGGTACCCGCGCCTGCTTAGCCAGGCCATGGCGTCCTTCGGCCACCAGCTCAACGCCCCTATGCTTGGGTCCTTCTTCCGCCTGCTCGTAGATTCGATATTTCTCTTTATCGTAGTAAACCCAGCGCGTTTGCTTCCACCACCCGGCATCTTCCAGCTGGTCCTTCCGCAAGCTCTGCGTTCGTAAAACAACCCATTGATAATGCCCGTGCTCGTCGTAACTCCAGTTGATAAGTTCATCGGCCGCGTAACTTACTAAGTAGGCGCGCGACGCCCCGCGTTCATCTTCTTCGGCACGGTTGCCTACCGGCTCACTGAGCCGGGGGAAGTCGATCAGCACATAGCTCTTTCCGCAAACCAGCGCCTCCACGAACTGCCGCCGGAAAAACTCCGATAGATTCGTACCCTTGAGGTCGCAATCTTCCGCAAACACGCCGAAAAACTTCTTGGACCGCTCGCTGTTTCCCTCGAAGTTAAGGCCGGGCTCCCTGCGGAAAAGCGTGGCCGTGTACCAGTCCACAATCGATCCGACGTAATTCTCGTAAAAGCTCCTGCTCAACCGCTCCACGTAAACATCTGCCGGCTCTTTCTGACGCCGTACCAGGTACTGATCGGCCCTGCCGATAAACTGCGCGCCCCCTGCGTAAAGATCGCGATACTGCCTCCACATCCCCCGTTTCGCGGCATACTCGGGATGCTCGCGCGTGATGTCCGGACCACCGTTGCCAATGTTCATCGAGATATTCTTTCGCGTTAAATAAGCCTTCGGCCCTGTTCGCCGAACATCGCTTGCGGCCGGTACTCTTGCCAGATCAGGTAACCTAGCGCATCCGATAAATGCGTTCTCTTCGGATCGCGCTCCTTATCGATCACGCTCGTGTCCGGCTTGAAGGTGATCTCTTCGAAGTCGGCCACCAATCCCGTGCACCTGGGATGAATCAACAACTGGACCTCTTCGGCGGCTGAATACAACTTTGCGTTCACCAGAGCTACGCGCTCCCGGACGCTCGGGTTGCTCGCTGGTACGCGAAACTTCAAGTTTCGATAAGCCGTGCTTCGGAAGTACTCCTTTACGATCTGGTAGTCCGTCGTTCCGGCGGTCTGCAGCCGCTGGCCGGATGCATCTCCATAAATCACGATGCCTGCCTGATGATTTGGATACCGCGCATGAAACTCCTCGCACGCCTGCACTGTGCTGGCCCTGCTCAGCACCAGCTCATCCAACACCCGAATCTCTTCACCGGTCTTTTGCGCCACAATCGAACTCATCGGATCCACATTGAAGTCCAACGCCCAAAACAACGGCAACGCCCTGTCGATCTCAACGTCCCGAAGGTTCCTTTTACGTTGGAAGCTCTGATAAACCACGCCGGCCTGGACGTTCAAGTACTCGCCCATCGCCTCCTGCTCAAAAAACTTGTGGTCGTAGCTCCCTCGCAGCCGTTCATAAAAGTCCGGAACTTTATCCAGCACGTACCGGTTTTCGAACGGCTTGGCCAGCACCACGTCGTATCCCGCAACCACATTCCGTACGAACCTCCGATACACCCAATCGAATCCCTTCGGTGTCCATACGCCAAATCCGCACAGGCGTGCAGCACGCGGATCGCGCAACCGCCCTTCCAGTCGTAACCACGCCTCTTCAGCCGTGTAAGTCAATTCGTCTAGCCCGAACCACGCCAGATTCGTTCCCCTCAACCGTTCGAAATCATCCACGGCTCGGAAATAGATCCGCGACCCTGTGTCCCTCATTAACAGCACCGATTCCGACTTATTCAACTCATGGCGTATCCGGTTACTAGTCAGTACCTCCAGGAAGCTGGTCAGCGTGGCATCCCTCAACAT